TTTATTTAATAAGATAAAAGTATTTTTTTCTTAATTCTGGAATACTTAGATTCTTTGGAACAGTATTCTTATATACAACTATTCCTATAAGTACATTTGCTCTCTTTATTAAACCTTTTCCAAGTATAGTTTCTTTTCCAAATCCAGTATTAAATATAACTTTATCTAAGTTGAATACATAATCCATTTTAAACTGATTCACAAGATTATTATATTCAGTACTAATTACTACATTATCTACTTTAATAAGCTTCTTCTTTTTACATCCTTTTTGTAAAAATAATAAAGGAGTATATTCTTCCCATCTTTTTAGATATAAATTTTTCATTCTATATTAATATAAAAAGGTTCTCCGTATTCAATTATCTTTGAAGGAATATTACAAATCTCTTCCTTTGCATATTTATTAGTCAAATAATTAACTAAACAATGTGTAATTCTTGCACCAACCAACATACCAAAATAGGCAGTTTGTTTAAATGTACAAGGTCCATCATCTACTTCACTATCTTCAAATAAAGTTTTAGAATATTCTTCTTCTCTTCCTTTAATAACTACATACACTTCATAAAGATTAGCTCTAAGTCTTGCTTCAATCAAGATTTCTCTGTCTCCTTGTTTTCTCCATTCCTCAAATACTTCTTTACGAGTCTTCATATTATCTAAACCTGTAATAGTAATAGGAAAACATTCATTATTATATTTATTGTTAAATGTAATAATATTACAATCAGCAAATTCATTACAAGTTTCTGAGATAGCTTCTACTTTATACTTTCCTATTTGAGATTTCTTAAAGAATTGTGTGCCAATATTAATTGCCTCAACTCGATCAAAATCAATAACATAGTACTTTGAAGGAATAGTTTTAGTTAAACAATATAAAGCATTACTAGCTATTCCACCAGCACCTACAACTAATATTGATTCCTTGGTACTACCTAAGTACCAAGGAGCATCTTTAAACCTAGAATTATAATGCATAAGCTTTTAATATTTCTTTAATTCCTTTATACAAATCTGATTTTAATATATCTTTATCTTCAATAGATACTAAAGTATCAAGAGCTTCTATACAATGTTTGGTTATATTATCACTTTCTTTAAATAGACTTTGATGTACAATTTCTATATTTAAATCAAAAGCATTCAAGTATAACTTTAAATCAAAATCTTTATCATTTTCTACTGCTACTATAGCTTGTTCCGCAGTATATTGATTAGAATCAGCATCAAGTAGTATCAATGCTGAAAGAAACTCTGATCCTGTTATATTAGAAGATTTCTTTAAATTATCATAAAAAGTATCATAATCTCCACAATCATCATATATTCCTTTATTAGAATAATCATATAATCCTACACTAGAACGCTTTAACTTTTCATTTGAAGTATGTGGAAATGGAGTAAAATTAAAATTCTTAGCAACTGGTTTAGGCTTCTGTAGAGTTGTTACTCTCTCAACTAACCAACTTTCAGGAATAACTTCTTCTTCAAAAGATATATCTAAATCTCCTATTAATATTACTTCTTCTTCCTTCTTTATATTAACAGTAAGAGGTTCTCCACTTTTACCTTTGAAAGTAGACTTCTGAATAGTGGTTGTCATAGAAGGAAAGAATACCTTACATTTATAAGTTTTCTTGAAATCTACTACTAAAGAAATATAATAATTAAAGTGTTTACAATTCTCAGATAATTCACTTATATCAGTACCACTGAAAAATGCGCCCATGTTATGATGAGTATGGATCAATCCAGTACTATTCTCTATTCCTTCTGGATATACATCATAAGCATTCATCACCTCTCCAGAGTATTCAAATTCTGTATAAGCACTACTACCTACATTCATAGGATATAAGAACTTAGCACTAAATTCTAAATCTCTTAATGTATTCAAATTCCCTTTAGTAAGTTGATAAAATAATATTCCTGACCATTCAATACTTCCAATTGTAGAATGTAAATAATCTATAATCTTTTGTAGTTCTTTTGTAATTACAATCTTCCCTATAGTACCAACTTCAGTTGTCTTTACTATTACATTCTTATTTTCTACTATTTTATTTTTCTTAGATTGTTTCATTGAGCTTTTTATTAATTAAATAATTTGTAAATTCTCTTTCTATATGATTAACTATATTATTTAAAATAACAGTATGCACCTTTAAAGGAAAATTATCTATTGTATCTTCTTCTGAATCTGGAATTACTTTTAATTCTGGACTTTTTCCTTTAAATTTAAAATCTGCAAATTTCCCTTTATATTCATTAGCATAACTTTTAGTTACATTTGCTTTCTTTACAGATCTATTATTTATTCTCAAACATTTATATTTTAAAGGACAATTCTCTGTAAGAATATTATCTATAAGTTCAATACTTTCCGAATTTAATTTTATTGTTATAGTTGAATTATTAATAATATAACTATATTTAAAATCTGATAAGTTATTTATTATATAAGTGAAGAATTTATCAATATTATACTTAGAAAAGTAAGGATATTCTACTTCTTGATATTTATTCTTATCCGTGATGACATTATTAATGTAACAATAAGGAACTCCTTCAATACTTTCCCAAGATAAATACTGTTTTAATAAAAATAGAAAAGTACTAAAGTTCTTAATAAATGAAGTAGAGTTTTGTCTTAATTTTGTAGAAGTATCTGAAACTGCATTATCACTTCCCATACAGACTGTTCCACTAAAATCTCCTAAAAAAGTTTTATTTAAATGAGAAAATAAATATTCATTTCTTAACTCTTTCTCTGTAGCAGTAGTTCTAGCTATTCTTATAGATTCTAATTTATTATGACCACAATTAAAATATAACCTTACATATAAATCTCTTATTAAGTGTTCTTGCTCAGCAGAATTTTTTATAATTATTTCTGGAAAATAAATATAAATACAATAATTATCTATATCCAGATCTACAAAATCTTCTCCATAGACTTCTATAGTTTTTTTGTAACATAATTTAATAGCAACCTCTGGATCTAAATTCTTCCAAAGGTTATATAAATTGTCTTGTTTTATTTGATTTAATACTTGTTTAGTTAAGGGTTTATAATAAAGAGCTATATTACCATTACTCTTTAAATAACATAATTTATTTTCAGAATTTTGTAATACTATATTATCATTAACTTTTTTTTCTTTTTTATACAAGCTTAGTATAGTTGGTCCAGATTTTTCACATAAATACCTTGTTTTGAATATATCATCAAAAAGAACTTTATCTAGTTCTTTCTCTGACATAGTTAAAAGTTCTTCGGGAATGTTCATTGTAATTAGTGTTAAATGAAAAAAGGAGTAGAAATTAATCTACTCCTTTTAAGTTATTGTTTATAAAAAATTATTTTACTTACTTAACTGAGATTTTAACTGTTTAGCTTCCTCTGATAAATCACTTAAAGTTGTAGAATCTAGTAATTGATCTGTAGGAATTCCTACTTCTCTTACAACTTCTACTTCTTTAACTACTTCTTTTGGTTCATCTTCATTCCAATTATTCTGAATAAGACCAATTACTTCTTGTTTAACTGATTTAACTGCTTTACCTACTATTTCTTTAGCCTTCTCTGAAATGGATTTAGTAGGTACTGAAAGACTATTATAGAATTCATTTAAGTCTTTTGCACTTTTTCCTACAAAATTGAATCCTTTTAAATCTCCACCTTCTTCTTTGTACTGTAGTATTTTCTCCTTAGCATCTTTGTAAGAGAGTTCACTACCGGCCTTACTCTTTGTAGGCATTATAAACATGATGCTATTGATTGCGGGAAGTACCGCATCATCTACTAAGAAAGATGCTTTACTTGCTCTGTCTATTAATGTAGCAGAACTCCAATCAATACCTAATTCTTGTACAGCTTTGTCTGCTTTAAAATCAGCAAAAGTTCTAGCTGAAGTTTCAATACTTACTAATTTGTCTGAAGTTAAAACCTTCAATTTAATTGTTCTTGTTGACATATTGTTTAATTTAAATTTAAATTACTTATTATTGGCCTAATATTATTTTACCTTCTTCACCCCAAATTTTGTTTAATTTTTCTACTTTCCATATGTAATTATCTTGAGTAAGCATAGCATCCCAAAATCCTTTACATAAATTATCCAAATCTGGACTTTGTTGGTGAGGTTTACCATCCATTTCTAATTTTTTCTTTTTACTCCAAGTTTTAGACATTGGAATTACAAAAATTAGTAACTGTAATTCAGGTTTAAGTTCAGTTAAACCTACCCTTTTACATTCTTCTCTTAATTTATCCTTAAAGTCTCTATACTGTAATACACAAGGTCTTTCTTTCCATTTATCAGATCTTGTCATTCTAGGTTTTGTATTAGGATCTATATGTAATTGATATACTATCATTGACTTACTAATAACATTCCTTTACCAAATAAAGTACCATCTTGTCCATTCTCTACTACATCTGTGTAATTGATACTAGCTCCAGGAAAATCTACCTTTACTTTACTTTCAGCTTCCCATTGAGTCTTTACATCATCAATAGTCTTAGTCTTCTTCTTACCTTCATAGTTAAAACTTACAAATACTCTCATATCAAATTAAGTTTATATTTAACAATATTAATTTCTTCTTGTGATTGTTCTATTCCAAAATGTTGTAAATAATCTGAAAAATCTTTCTTTTGATAATTAAATGTACTAAATTTTCCATTAGTTAATGTAACAGGAATCACTCCATATCTTTTCTTTAATCTATTCATTCCTATTATACCTGTTCTGTCGAAATCAAAGTTAACTAATCTTATTGGAAATCTCTCACATATATTATCCATAATACTATCTGGAATTTCCCAACCTTCTGCTGGTGGAGCTATACTTGGAATATTAAATAAATCATAACAAAATACATCCTTAAAAGCCTTTGTGATAACTATTCCTTCACCTGATTTGGGTAATTGTAACCAACCTTGCATTACTTCATTGGTAAGATTATGCATCCATTTCCATTTAGTCTGTCCGGGTTGATATATTTTATATAAGTATTTATTATCTTTGACTCCAAAGTAATAAGCAAAGGATAGTTCTTTAGCCTTGAATTGTCTACCATTGACCCAATAATAATCAATTGGATTTACAAAGAATTTTTTACTTATTCTTTTATAATCCAAGTAATAACTATTGATATAATCTATATGGATTTGCTCCCACTCTTTGTATAGAACTTTAATCTCTGAGTTACCTGTATAAATCTTATCATATGTTTCATTTTTTATTATAGGAGTAACTGTTGATTGTACATAATCTCCTTCTAGCTCTAAATTGAAATCTTTATTAATAATTCTCAGAGCTTCTACATAAGTACAATGAAACTTCATCATTACATACCCAAAGCAAGTTAAGGTTCCTTTCTCGGCAAAATCTTTGTACTTAATATTACCTTTATAGTTATCAATTCTACAAGAAGCTATTGGATCTTTTCTAATATCAGAATCAGCACAGAAATTAACTCCAGGTTTAATAAAATTACTACAATAGTACCTGAATATATCTAATTCACTTACTCTGGCTAAAATATTAACTTTATTTAAATCTGGTTTAACTGAAAACATTATTTCATTGTTTTAGACTCTATAGTAGACTCAGATAATCTTTTATTAAATTCTTCTTCTGTGATTTCTTCTTCAAACCAAGAATAATGGAATCTATTTCTATCCCATCCATCGGGGTCAAGAATCTTTATTTTATCTCTAACCTCATGATACCATTCATTACTTGTTTTTAATTCATTCATAAATAAAAGATAAAACCTGCTTGACATTACATCAAACAGGTTTAGATTAACACTAACTACTCAAATAATTTGGTTTCCTCTGTACCGGTATTTTCAGTATTAAAAGGAATATCTTCTTCTTTATTAGGAGTTTTCTTTTCAACAAATCCATCTAACTCAAATTGAGCGTATTGTAGTTTAGATACTTTTTCTTTGTTAGAAGTTAATTCCACAATAGGACTAAAAGATCTAAGCTTAGTATATCCATTCTTATCATGAATAAACATAGCAGTCAAATCTACTTTATTCCAACCTGGTTTAGCTTTAATAGCTGCAACTGCTTTTTCAAAGAAATCTTGTAGACTAGTTCCAGAAAGCTTTGCATTTTCTCCAAGAACTTTAGTAGCAAAATTCTTTACTATAGCTTGAATTTTAGTTACTTTCTTCTTCTTATCTTCATCAGTTCCATCATCTTTAGCTAAAGAGTACCTTCCACTAGCAGTTTTTCCAGTTTTATCTTGAACTGTTACTTCCAGAAAAGGTTGACCATCGTCCCATTTACCTACTACAAAATCTTTGAAGTTTATACCATTCCTAATTGAATCCTCTTTTGTTACTACAATAAAATTAAAATCTTTTCCTTCTTCAGTTTTTTCATCAAAACCAAACTCTAAATCTTCTGCCATATTATTAAATTTTTACAATTATATATTAAACTTATTTATTTTACAATATTGTTTTATTGCTAAATTTTTCTTAAATACTTAACTAAAGGATTACTATACATTAAATGGAGATTCTTCTGTTTCTGAGGAGTTTATGTTATTTGGATTATAAGTAGGACCTTGAGGGGTAACTGGACCTTTTAACTCATCCATACCTTCTAATATAAACTCTCTCTTTTTTACTTTGAATCTACTTAATCCCATAGCTTTTAAAGCTCTTTTCCAAATAGCTTCACTTAAATCAGGATACTTAGTTTCTCTAATTTCTTCTTTACTTACTCCTTCTTCCAAAAGAGCTTTTACTTCTTTAACGTTAATTCTTGGTGTACTCATTTTATATTTATTTTAAATTGTTTACTATTCCATAATATTCTCTTACTTTGTCATCTACAAATCTTAATGAATTTGGAATTAAAAATTCTTTAAACATACCTATTGGAGACTTTCCTGAACTATTAGCTTTTTGAGTTTCAAACATAAATTTATTATCTCCATCTATTCCATTCTCTACATGAGTTATTAATACTACAGAAACTTTTGACTCTAGCTCAATTTTCTCAAGTTTTTTACCATTAGTTACTAACGCTTTATTACCAGAATCATTAATTATGATATGTCCATGTAGATAAATAACTAAATCCTTTCTATAAGAATTTGCTTTTACACATAATTTATAATAATCTTTTGCTAAATCATACCATTTATCAAATGTCATTTTACGAGTCTCAAGCATCTCTTTGTCATTCATAGACCCATTTATTGTGTCTATAATAATTCTTTTTATTTTACTTCCTGCACTTATTTTATCACAATAAGATTCAATAAGATCTGCTGATAAAGGTTTTTCAAAAGTTGTAGTAAACATATTTACTCCTTCTTTCCAACCTAATTTTTCTGCCGGAAAAGGATATTCTTTTCCATCACAATTAAATAAAACTGTTGTCTCTGAATCTAGTCCTTGATAAGTTAATTTTTCATCTTTCCACTTAGGATCTTCAAAGTATTTTCCATCAGGATTAATTACAATTGCAGTAGATTTTCCATCCCCTGAAGCTCCTAATATCATTACTGTTTTTGCCATATATTAAATTTAAATTATTTACCTGTACTACCATATCCACCTTTACCTCTTTTTGTAATAGATAATTCATTCACTTCACTAAATTCTACTTTAGGATAGGGAATAATAACTATCTGACCAATTCTTTCACCAATCTCATATAAATTACTTCCTGTTGAAACTCTTTTAAATGAGAAAGAAATTCCATCCCTAAAATCACAATCTATCAATCCCACTCCATTACTGAGTATCAATGGTTTATCTCTAATTGAACTCCTTGCAAAACATAATCCACAATATCCTTCTGGAATTTCTACTGCTATACCAGTTTTATAGACTATATATTGTCCTTTAGTTTCCATTTCTACACAAGTCATATCAAAACCTGCTGAATGTTCTGTGCCTTTTGTTGGAATCTTTGCTTCTGGGTGTAGTTTTTTAAACTTTATTATCATATATTTCTATTTTTTTCTGCATAATCATACCATTCTTCAATTTTTATATTTGAAGATATATCCATTAGCTTGTTTATATCGTCCATCTAAAACTCTTGTAATATTACCACTTTCTACTCCAAATTTTTTAGTAACATCAGATAGTATATCAAATTCTCCCATGAATTCCCCAGAAAGAGAATACATTAATACAATTTTTCCTCCTCTTTTAAATAATCCATTTCTAAAAGCATGTCTTATATTATCAGTATTACTTATCCATTCTAAATTAGAAACATTATTGTTAAGTTTATTACCATCAATATGATTTACATGGGGAAGATTATTAGGATTTTCTATAAAAGCTTCTGCAACTAATCTATGAATTGATTTTCCTTTATATTTACAATTTTTTACCAATGTTACTATAGGATAACCTTTATGGTTTAAATTAATTTTTAGAATTTTAGAAGATACATTCTTATTTTGTCGAGTATTTAATAAACTTCTTACTCTTCCTAAATTACTTACTTCATATCTTTCCTCAAATCCTATAATACCTTTCCAAACTTCTTCCATTTATTTTTCATATTTTTTAAGATTTTCAATTTGTCTATAATGATCTTCTGTCATGTGTTCTCCTTTAGGTAGTTCATCAAACATTCCTACTTCTCCTATAAAAGCTAATCCTTTACTAATGTCTGATTCTCCGTCCCTTGTTTTTAGAATATTAAGACTTCTAAATCTATTTCTAAGTCTGGAGATATTATAATTTTTATAACTAGCAAGTTCATAACGCATAGGAGAAAATAAGGCTAAAACATAATTAGCTCCATCAGTTGTATCACTTGTTTCTTTAAAATCACTTATAGTTGGACCAATTCTTCCCTGTTTAAATCTATCTGTAGAAGAAATATCTCTATTTAATTGCTGAACTACTATTGGAATAATTTTATATCTGTTTCTTAAATCAATTAGATATTCCATCATTTTATCAATAGTTTCTTTCTTATTAAAACCTCTTTCCTTTTTTATAAGAGCAGCATGATCAAGTATTACTATTATATACATATCAGGATAATTTGGCTTATAATAATCAAATCCTTGAACTATTTTAGGTTTACCATCATCTCCTTTAATCTTTACATCTTTAGTAAATTCTTTACCATTATCTAATAAATAATTTTTAATAGTGTGATGAATTCCAGTAGGATTTTCATTGGGCAATAAAATTACTCTATCTTCAAATTCATTAAACCAATCTTTAGTTTCAGCTACTAATTTAAATATTTCATCAGAAATTCTATTTTTTCCTCTTGATAAAACATAGTTAACATCTACTAAAATTTTATGTTGCTGAAATATTCTTCTACAAATAGCTTTAGTTAACACTATTTCTTTAGACATTTCCATGCTCCATACAAAAGCTTTAAATTTTACTGTTTTTTGATAATTTAATCTCCAATCTTCATAAGGATGATACAGAAAGTGATTGTATGTAAAGGCTGATTTTCCTGAAGAAGTTTCTCCTCCTATTAAATATAGATTATCTTTTTGTAAATTAGGAATATAATCTATAAGAGTTTTAAATCCTAAAGATAATCCTATATTTTCTCCTTTTTTCCCCGATTCTATTTGTTGAATTACATTATTAAATGTACTCATACATCTTTACTAAAGTTTTCTTTCTCATTTATTCTATTTAGAATTGCTATATCTCTTTCCCACTTAGATTGATTAATATAGACCTCAATTCCATTAATATACTCATACTCATTTAATTCCACTCTCTTTTTAAGAGTAGCTACAATTTGTTCATGAAGTTCTTCAGATTTAACTTTAGATAAGTATTTCTTCTTACAAACATCATAATCTCTTGTATGTTTACCTTGTAAATTTGTTTTATTTAATGCACGTAATACTCTACCTGACTTAGTAGATTGTGGAAATGCATCCCAAAATTCATCAAAATTAATCTTTGAATTAATTGGGGTTACTAAGGTAGTAAAGCTCTCTCTAAATTCCAAATCTTCCAAGGGATTTTCTCCGGTTATTTTAATAAATCCTTGTTCTTCATAATACTTTAATAATTTAGGTAAAGCAATAGGAAAAACCCACTCTTCAATTTCTTTAAACTCTTTATTATAAAGAATATACAGAATTATAGCATCTTCTGGAAGAATATTACTTTTACGTGCTTTCTTTAAATATTCAAAATCAATTTGCAACATATTGTTCATATCCTTTAAATTTCATAACATTAGTTTTTATTGAGGATGGTGGTACAAAATATGATAACTTCTCATTACTTTCATACATTCTACATCCACAACTACATTTAGTCTTCTTTCTACCACTTGGATAGACTTGAATCTGTCCTATATCTAATTCTTTATTACACATAGGACAGATTGTTAGTTCTTCTAGTGAATTTGCAAGATTCCAGTTCATTAATATAGGTTTAAATGTTTAAATTGTAATTTTGTATCCTCAATTTCCATATCAACTGCAAAAGCATTTATTACATCTTCTACTGTACATTCAATTGAAAATTCATTCTGAACTGATTCTGCTATTTCTTTAGAAGATTGTAATAAAGGACTATATTCTGACCAGGTTTTAATAAAGAAAAATAAAGTAGACTTATCTACTTTAGTTAGAACTTCTTCTAATACTTTACTCATTCTTAAAAGACTTTAAATAATTTAAAACTTCTTCT